TTCATAGTGGTCTCTCCCTACTTCCTGTCCTGTACGCCTCGTATCTGCAAACTTCTGCTCACCGTTGGGGTAATGAACGCAACTAGATATTTGTCTCCCTATCTTTGTGCCATCATCAAAACAAGTTACAATTGGAGTGAAGCAATACTGGCAGTTAAAACTCTCACTCTTCTTGCACTCGATCATCTGTTGCTCTCACAATTACTGTAGATGCATCCAATCCCGATAGCCACTACAACAATAAGGAGGAACACAACTATGTCGTCTGGCATTAGAAGCCTCTGTCTAATGGGTGAGGTCTACCGTCTATCTCCACAAGGATCATAGGCACATCACCGACAGTCACACCTTTGTCTGGCATAAATGATTCAGTTGGCTTAGTGCGTTCGGCAGGTGGTGTGCAACCTGTCATTGCCAAGAATACAGCGAGCATTATCGCACTCACTATCACAGTTAAGAGTAAGTCTTCTTTCATTTCTCTATCAACCGATCCAGCTTATCATTGATACGCTTCATATCTTCTCGAATGTGCAAGAACATATCTTTGGTGTCTGAGCGTTGTTGATGTATTTGCTGTTGTATAGCTTCGATCTTAACGCCTTGCTTCTCAACTTTAGTGTCTATTGAGTCTATGTACATAACGCCGGTTATAAGCACTACCATCGTAGAAACCATATGTCCTATCGAGACGGTCTTATCTATGTGCCAGTCGTTTTTCATTACTTACTCCGAATCGTTGGTCAACATTGTCATATAAGTTGGGTTAGTTATCTCAGCTTTACCAAATACTCTAGTACTAGCTATATCGGCATTACCTTGGTACTTAACTTTCATTTCGTCAAAGAAGTCTTCTAGGTGAGAGGAAGTAATGACCTCCTTTGCCGCTATCAGTCTATTAACAACTTCAATATACCCTGAAACCTCAGCGAGTGCCAATTGTGTATGTACTCCATATTGGGTTAAATATTCAATGGTAGCCTCTTTAGGATGACCACCCTCAATAAGATTACGGTACATCAACTCAAAGCCTCTACGCACGTGATGTGCTTTCTCTTCACGCTCATAATCCTCTTCTGACCAATCTCCGATACCGTTTTTCTCTTTAATACTGTCGTAGCTATCCATAAGAGTTGCTATATCTTTAAGCGACCCATTTATCTTATTACCTATCTGCTCTAAGTTAAATGATTCCTTGATTAGTTTAGCCTCTTCAACACTAGTTGGCTGTTTAAGAGCTTCGAGTTTATGCACTTTAGCTCTAATTTTTGCAGCGGTATGTTGAGCTTCAACTAAAGCTCCCTTACGCTTCTCAACCTCTGCCAACACTTGGCGCAGCATACGCATAGGAGATTGACCGTTGAGCATTGTGAGTGACATCATAGAGAGCGTAGTCTGACTGTTATTTCTGTCAAACATACGAGACTGGTTATCCAACGCTGGTAAACCTGACGACACACGTGCAACTAGCTCGTGGTTCTTATTATTGAGGATAGCCAAATCTACAACACTCGATGTATTGACTGTATCTACAGCTTTTAGATCAACGACATTGGTTGCGGTATTGCTCATTGTCTACCAGCCCATTCCGCTACGGCTGCATCACTATCGGCATCACTAAATGGCTGACCATTCTCATCTACTGAACCTGTAGCGGCATTGATACCCCTAACACGAGCTTGCAAACCTGCTAAGTCATAAGAGGTTAGTGTGTCTGGAACATAATATTCAGTCTCCCCTTTATCCGCAAATATCATAGTATGATCTGCTGGATTAAACCAATTACCACCGTTCTCCACGAAGTTTGGGATAATCATATTTCCGCTGTTATCTCTATGTAGTTTATATTCTAAAAATTTCATATTTTATTTCCTTTAAGTTAGTTAAATTAATCGCCTGAACAAGCGGCAAGACCCCACCTAGCAACGGTCAAATCACCGAAGTCTGTAGCATTAGATGGTAGAGCCATCACCCACATTGCCCCAAGCGGTTGCGCCACTAGTAGCATCGGTACAAATAAAGGTTTCACCAGAAGTACTATTAATCCAAAGATGACCAGCCGCATCCGCATTATCAGAACTTGTTGGATCAGAAGCGGAAACGGTTGCACCTGTAAGGTTATTGAGTTTTGGATCTGTAATAACGCTACCGGTCAAGCTACTGCCATCACCATCAGGAGCGAGAACACCAGCTCTCGGAATCTCTACATTAACATTACCTGCGCCGTCTTCACCTGTTAGAACAACAGAACCTAAAGCACTTTCAATTTCATAAGGCATAATTCGTATCTCCTAATTAATCGCCACTAGTAGCTGCAAGCTCTCTACGATTCACTGTCAAATCACCAAAATCAGTAGCATTACCTGTAGTTGCTATCGTAATTGCATCTATTTGTGACCAAGTATTTCCACCACCACCGAATAGACCTTTAGAACCATCAGAGGTAGCGCCCATCATATACCTATCCCAAGCAGCGCCCGACTGGAGATCCCCAAAATCAGTAGCATTACCTGTAGTTGCTATTGTGATGTACTCTATAAGCTCTTTATTATGACCTGAAAGACAACCCCTCGAACCATTAGAGCATCCAGATAATCGGTAACTAGCCGCAAGCATATCCCCAAAATCAGTAGCATTACCTGTAGTTGCTATAGTAATGTAATCCATAATATTTGTAGCAGTAGCACCACCACAGAAAACACCCCTACCACCACCGTTCACGGCTCCAAGAGTAGCCCTACTTTGTGTCAAAGTCCCAAAATTAGTAGCATTACCTGTAGTTGCTATAGTAATATAATCCATAGCATTACTATAAGGTGAAGCACCACCACCAAATACACCCCTTGAAGCATCAGAAACGCCCGCTCTGCCGTACTTAAAAGCAACCATATCCCCAAAATCAGTAGAATTACCTGTAGTTGCTATAGTAATATATTCCATTTCCTCGCCAGAACCGCCAGTACTACCACCGAACACACCTCTTGACCCATTACTAACTGAAGCTAGTTGTCCTTTAGCGGAAATCAGATCGCCAAAATCAACCGCATTAGCTGGGGTTGCTATGGAAATGTAATCCATAACATTACTATAGCCATAACCGCCAGCAAACACACCTCGATCGCCCCAAGGAACCGGTGGTACAACACCACCCGTCCCCTCGCCTATATTATAAAAAGCATTTGCACCTGTGGTTGCGTCAGTACAGATAAAAGCCTCCCCAGAGACCTTATTAATCCATAAGTGACCTGCCGCTGGTACATTACTGACACTTTCAGGATCAGCACTTGCAACTGTAACATCTGTTAATTCGGAGGTATCTGTAATAGCGTTTATGCCTGTCAAGCTACTGCCATCACCATCAGGAGCGAGAACACCAGCTCTTGGAATAGATACTGAAGCGCCACCTGCGCCATCTTCTGCAGTAAGTGTAACTGACCCCGAAGCTGTATTTAATTTAATAGCCATAATTTTCTCCTGTTAAAGTATTTTCAAACTGTCATAGTATTTTGAGACTAGGATGGAACTAGCAGGGACTGTTACTGTCACACCGCTTGCAATTTCTGTATCTGTACCCGTCTCATATCTAGTATCTGCATCTAGTGTAACATCTGCCGATATAGTACGGCTTGCATAAAGACCTCTCTCAACAGCATCTATGGCTGTAATAGACTGTATACAGTCGCTATCAGCACCCCAAGCCTGATCGGTCGTACTCTCTTGTGCTTTACTAACCCCTGTCAGAGTCCAGTAGGTGGTATTATCCGTGCGCCCCGTATAGGATATGATCTCAATAGCGGTAGGGCTAGTGAGACTATCCATAATTGTTAGTTTGCCCCGCACCGGAGGGTCATTATAAGGTGATGAAGCCTTCGTAACATCTACCGTTGTTGCGCCAATACTTACCGCATTCTCTAACGCACTCTTTACATTATTTGCAAAAGCCATCTAATTGATCTCCCTAATTACCATTCTGAAGTCTGACTCTTTAATCCGCCCTGCGCTGGTCGAGACCTGCACCGAAACTAAGTAAGTAGCTGCATCAGTACCCTCACTAATCCATAACTTCGGTGTTGTAGTCGTACCATTGGAAACTGATATGTCTAATCCGTCAGAGGAGAAACTTGGCGCAAAAACGCTACCGTCCACCGAGATCAATGTACCTGTAACGGTATCGCCATCAGGTATTACCTCTGAAAAAACTATATCGTAATCCAAAGCCTCATTAGGCTGTTTTGTAAACTGTTCCATATCAAGTTACCTCTAATTCTCGTGTTTCTGAATCTAACGTGTATGCTCTCTCGTCTGAGGCTAATGTGAGTACTCTTGGCGCGGCTGAGGAATCTGGATTAACTCTACCTGTAAAATCAACAGAGGCACTAGCGACAATATCAAGAGCTTCATCGAGGATCACTTGAACAATAGCAGTAATTTCTATCGCAGAAGTACCTATAATGTCAAACGAACCAAATATATAGATTGTCTCATCGGTACTAACAGAGGCACTACCAACAACAGCCGCTGAACCGTATCTCGTAACTGTAGAGGTCATTGAAACAGAGGCGCTACCAACAATAGCCGCCGAACCCACCCCTGTAACTGTACCATTAACCGCAATTGAGGCACTAGCAACAATAGCTGCTGAACCTAACTCTATTCCTGTACCTCCAATACCAACAGAGGCACTACCAACAATAGCCGCTGAACCTAATACTGTAACTGTACCATTAACAACAATCGAACAGTTAGCCGTAGGATCAGAGTCCCCTAAGTATATAGCTGTACCATTAACCGCAATTGAGGCACTACCAACAATAGCCGCTGAACCTAGTAGGGTAGTTACTCCATTAACCGCAATTGAGGCACTAGCAACAACAGCCGCTGAACCGTATCTCGTAATAGTAGCGGTGACTGCAACAGAAGCACTAGCAACAACAGCGGTGGAACCTAATACTGTAACTGTACCATTAACCGCAATTGAGGCACTAGCAACAACAGCCGCTGAACCGTATCTCGTAACTGTAGCGGTCGTTGAAACGGAGGCACTAGCAACAACATCAGTGGAACCCAACACGGTAACTGTAGCGGTCGTTGAAACAGAGGCACTAGCAACAACAGCCACTGAACCCAACACGGTAACTGTAGCGGTCGTTGAAACAGAGGCACTACCAACAATAGCCGCTGAACCTAATACTGTAACTGTACCTCCAATACTAACCGAGGCACTACCAACAATAGCCGCTGAACCATACCCATAAACAACACCGCCTAGCGCATTACCGCCAAGTAGAAAGCCGTTTATAGAGCCAAAATTCATCTGCTATTAATCAAGAGTTACAGTCAAATCACCAACTGCAATTGAGAAGATATTACCTGCTGAAAGCGTTACACTAGCATCCAAAGGAGCCCAATAAAGCATATTCGTACTTGAAGCGTCATCGAAAATAGCCATACCTGTAATGGTAGCCCCTGCATTTAGCGCAGGATATGTAACTGCAGCACTATTACTTACTGCCCCACCGCTTACAGTACCAAAAGTTACAGCCTGTATAACGTAGTTTGCATCGGCAAGAACAGTACCGCCACCAGAATCGGAGGGATTAGCTGTATAAAGCTCAACATAAGGAGTTGAACAGTTATAAGCGGTAGCCCCTTTTAGGGTTATATTAAGGATTTTATCCTCTAAAAAATCAGAAAACTTAGACATAAGATTTACCTCGTTAAATTAAATTATAAGTGTACTTGAATAGTACTTGACAAAATAAAGGGTGTCAAGCTATATAGTTTCGGTAGCAAACGTAAGCTCTCCCGAAACCTTATTTACTATCTGTGTGATTATTAACTTTTCATTCGTGAATCCCTCCCCTATAGTACTAGTTATATCTATAATATCCCCAAGCTGTAATTCTGTAGAAGCTAGTGAAGTACCAAATATCACTAGCATTTTTGGGTTAGCTAGAAGCGTAAGGTAGTCACTAACCACATTAGTAGCGGCTGTACTAGAGTTCACTAGCGTTAGTCTAAACTGACTTGATCCATCTAGTGTTCCATACTCCGTTATTGAAGAGGCATTAACACCCTTAACTATCTGCTGACTAACCCCACCCTGATAGTCAAAATTAGCTGATATACTATTAACAATATCGCTATACGGTGAGTACTCGTAGGCAAATGAGTCTTGAAGATAATCCGCAACACCAAGAGACTTTAAAGAACTGTCGCCCGAAGTTGGTAACTTGTATAGGTGTGCAACACCATCGAGGCTCCAGAAGAAAACGCTCGCTGATTGGTACGCCACTTGTCTAAGCAGTATGTTCAAAGCTAGTTGATCTGTGATGGCAAAACCTAAGTCATAATCAGTACCAAATGTAGTATTAGCTGAAATCGAGGTATGTAGATCCCCACTAACAACGCCATTAGCGTAATTTAAGAGTAGGTGTTCCGTAATGTCCGCTGGGTTGTCGAGGTCAAACCCTACCATATCTAATGTAATCTTTTTGGCGTAACCTGTACTTGAAGAAGTGTTAGGAACACTTGATACATCAAACTGTGAAGCAATACCTGCGGAAGTAGACTCAACATAAACTCTAGTACCTGCTGGCTCCTCTGCTGAGTAAGCCTGAGTAAGCTCCCCATAACTCAAACAGAAGTCCCCATTCCACTCAAAAGCACCCGTTGCAATGAATACAAACTCTGCACCACTATTTACTGTTACATTCAGGTTTATTGTGTGGGAAGATCCCTCAGGGAAAGTATGGGTCTCTAAAAAAGTATATGCTACCAACTCTGTTACACCATCAGCATCAAGCACTTTATACCCAAAGTCCAATACCGCCCCATCAGAAGCCCAATCCTCAGTAATTTGGAAAGTACCAGTCCAAGTTGCATTCACCGAGGTATCATATTCGTCTGTTTCATAGAAGTAAGACACCGCATTAACTGTCCCATCTGCAATTTCATAGCAATCACTTAGTGTTGTAAGCCCCCCCAAACTCCATACATTACCTACGTTTGAGACTTCTTCGATAAAAGTTAGACTATCACCAAAGGTCAGTTGGTCGCCATAAACAGAACTGTCATTAGCGTCAAAGAAAGTAGCGGCTGGATTATTTACATAGTGCGGAGTTACATCGTGCGGAAAGTCCGAGAACCTTAAATAGGATTTACCCGATACCGTTACAAGAGATCCGCCGGAAATCGGAGTACCATCTGCATACACTGTACCAATACTTGTTACTGCGTGATCCGCAATGAGCAGGTCGTAATTTGTCTCATCGGTTAATACCTCTGCGCCTCGTTTGTGGGCATCAACTGGATTAGTGGGAGTTAAACCACTTAGGGTATTACCACTCCTTGCCGAGTAAGCTATTGTCTCCAAGTCAATAATAACTGAACCAGAAGATGGTAACTGTGAACCATCCGCTAAAACTATAGTTGTTGAGCTGGTAGTTAGAGCAGTAGCTAGTCTTGTTAGTATGCCAGCGTTTACAGGCAAGGCTCTATGTGAGAATACCTGCCCGTAAACAATGGGCGCTACCTCACCTAAAGTTTCTTTTCTAGCTGATGGGTAGGCAGTATCATCTATTAGATCCCCGATAACTGCTGTTTTATCACTCCCATAACTAGCCACTAAGAAGTCAATTGAGGTCTGTGATACACGAATAGGATCTGAGATAATGCCCTTTAGTATTATTTCCGTATCAGTCAAACTCTCGTTATCAAACCACAATCTAACAATACAACTGCTGCCAATTTTGATTTTCGATGCCAGCGTTGTAGAATCTTCCGCAAGTTTAATTGTAGTACCTGATACAACCCCACCACCTGTTAAACGGGGGGTCTCTGCTGACATAGTACCCCAACTGAGAACCTGCGCTGTGTATAACTGACCATCTACAGTAACTGTTTGATCTGAGTAATACCAAGTTGTAGAGCCATCAGATACTTCTAAGAGCCAAACTGGAGTAGCCTCTGTTAGGTTCTTTGCAGTATTAAAGGCTGAGGTTAGTGTTTTCATTGAGAGACAAGCTCAACCGCAACCGAGTACAACTCTCCTGACTTTAGTTCAAGAATAACTAGCTCATCCATATCAAACCGAACTGTGGAAGTCACACTCTCCGGATCCGTTAAGGTGAAACTGTTAAGCCTACCTACGGCAACCGTGTCAAAAAAGTCTCTAAGATCCGAAGCTAGTGTAGAGTCACTAAAGTCAAAAACAAAAGAGTAGCGGTATCGGGTAGTGCCTGTCTGGTAGTAGTACCCTGTCCCATTAGCAGCTAAAAGCGTTGTAATGTTTTTGACTGGTATATTACCAACATAAGGCTGTAGTGGATTTGGTAAGGTTACTACCTCTACTCCTAAAGTGAAAATAATGCTCATAATCTAGGCTCTGGTACTTTGCTGTTCTTCAGCTGGTTGGTGAGTGCAATAGTTCTACTCAACAGGCTGTTAAAACTATTTAGATTGTTTGTCATACTGCGGATTCTAGTGTCTAAAGTATTAACAGCGAGCAAAGCCTCCCTCAATTGGGAGCTATCAACCGCTATAACAACCGGCGTAGCTGTTAGCGCCCCTGCTTTATTGACTATATTTTCTAGCACGGGTGTAGCGGTATCTTCAACTACCCCAAGTGCAACATCTATATTATAACCAGCCATTTTAAGTTACCGTACCATAAGCCACCATCTCCGAACCAGCTGGCTTGACCACTAATTTAACGGGCATACTGCCAGCGCTCTTAACACCCACTTTGATTGCGGTAACAATACCTGCTGAACAGGTGAAACCAAGATCAGCAACAGCGTCTTCCAATATCAAATCTAGGTCGGTAACTGAAGCACCAATAGCCGGGAATGTAGCAGCTCCGGCTTTAACGTAACCGCCAATAACCACTTCCCAGTCATTAGAGACTACCTCAGTAGTTGGAGCATCATCCCCAAATTTTGTATATGTGCGTGTAACAGGTTTCTGCTCTAGTGACCACTCATCAATAATTACATCTGTAACTACCACTCCCGTTATACTAATGTTTGCTCTTTTTCCTTGTTGAAGTGCCATTTTATATTTCCTTTAGATTGCCCTGTAATACGTGGTTAAAGTCCCTTGCCAAAGTAGCCGCCACCATCCCTATGGGAGCCTGTGCGCTGTGCCCTAATTCTAATACCCCAATATATGGTACGCCATTTGCTATGTAAACTCTATCCAAGTGGGATTCTAGCAAAAAATCATTAGCCAAAACAACAGGGTCGGTAGGAGGTGTGCTCTCTGCTGACCAATTGCCTGTAGGAGTAACACCTGTGGATCTAGTACTAAAATTAGGAGATCCCGTACTAATATTCCAGCTTATTCTAGCATTACCTGTGTCTACTGGAGTTCTAGCCGCAACCTCATTAAAGACCTCGATAGAAGTTTTCTCAATAGAGCTGCGAACTGCAGCTTGCATCTCCTTAACCATCCTCTGTAAATCCAATATTAACGTTCACTTGAAAAAAGTTTTCTACCGCACCAACAACTTCTAAAGAGGCTGTACCAAAGACAAACTCATCACTCGTCACTCCCTCAAAAATAGCTGCTAAACTATCCGCATAAGATAATGCAGTAGCACTACCTATATTTGATGGTGTAAATACTTGCATAACCACCACCCCAGAGCTGCGGCTGGTAGAGAAAGAGGCATCTATAGTATCGCCACCTAAAACTGTTAGCCGAATAAATGAACTGTTAGCGACTGGCGCATAGTCTACATTACTGTAAGAAATTGGAGTTGTAGCCCAATTATCAGACAAACGCTCTTCGATAAAAGTTCTCTGCCCTGCCCAGCTCATAAGACCGCCCTCAACTGTGTAATCCATAAAGTGTTAGCAACATCTTGTTTAACACTAATAACAGCCCAATCTCTGCTGGCATAAGTAACTAAATCGTTTACATCCGGTGTACTAGCTAAATCCTTTTGTAAGAAAGTCGCCTTTACATCTGTACCGAGTACCTGCGCACCATCTACGAGCGCCTCTGAGTAGCTCCCTATGAGCATAGAAATAGTTGTTGACGTAGTTACACTCGTAACCACCCCTGTAGCTGTGTCGTATGCTGACGGCGCTGTGGCTTTAAATACCGTAGTAGTCCACAAGTCTGAAGTTGCTATCTTTGCCTCGTCAATAGCGTTCTGTATGGAGGCACTTAAATTCATCAGGATCTAGAAACCTTAACAGCAGAAACACCAGCAGAGACATTACCAACAAAACCCCAATGGCTCAACATCACCTTAATGTGATTAGGGAGGAGTCCGCTTGTATCGGTATGGTCAAAGACAACATCAACACCCTCAACTTTAGTAGACTTTAACCCAGCACCTAAAGTATTTAGAGAGCCAACAGTACCATCGTGTATGCGCATCGCTAGTTCAGCGGTGGCATATTTAATATCAACAGGTACAGTAGCAACAGCAACGCTGTAGCTATCCCGATCAACCCATTCAGCTCTAGGTACACGCAAACTCTGAGTGAGAGTTTCTACTCTACCATACCAAGTAATGCGCTGGTCTAACCACAATGTAGCGAGCTTTATATTAGCTTCCTTTACTGCGGTTGTGCCATTCCAGCTTGTATCGCTAGGGAACAGATCATTATAGTCATCAGCTTCTGCAACTGTACAATAAGCATTAGCACTTACACCTCCTGCGGTAGCATCAAGGCTCATAATTTGACCACCCAATCACCCAGCTTATAGTTCTCCACCTCATCAGGGTGTACATTAGCGAGTTTATTATCTGCTTCACGGAACATAACGATATGAGAGGACCCCGATTTCTTAACTACCGCTTTCTTAGTAGCTACTTTTTTAGGTGGTGTTTTCTTAGGGGGTGTTTCAACTATCCCCTCCTGTTTATCTGCTAGAGTTTTTCTCTTATATGCCATAACGGTATAACTCCAAATAAAATATTTTAGCCAACAGCCTATAAAGGTAGACTGCTGGCTGGTTACTACAAACTACTTACCCCATAAGGATTGCGATATTGTCGGACTTCCACGCTTTCACGCCCCAAGCACAAGCAACTTCAAACATTGCCTTACGATAACCCTTATAAACACGGATCTCAAACACAAGGCCAGAATGTGGATCTTGGATCATCATAGTATCAACAGCCGCATCACCATCTGGTGTAGCTGGAGCACGTATTGCAAGCTCTAGCGCACCCTGATGGAATAGCACGTTAGGCGTGTAGCTTGATCCAACAGTAATAGCGTCATCATCTGTTTCAGCAGCTAGAAGACCTGGCGTTCCAATTGACAAAGAACCACCGCTAAGAGCCGTATTAACTGCATAAATATCAGAAGTTCCAGCAAAAGTAATAACATCGCCAGCAAGAACAGTACCTGTACCACCGTCAACAGCAATAGTAGTATCACCCACCGCACTTGAAGCATCATTTAGTAAGTATGACGTACCCGTACCAGCGGTATGAACGCCAATCTGACCTGACTCACGAAGCATACAACCTTGAAGATCAAGCAAGATACCTTGACGCAATAGAGTGTCATTACCAGCCTCATTAGCTTTTTGGAGCTGTGCAAGGTTACGGAGTTTAGTACCAGCAGTATTACTAAGAACAAGAGACATACGCCCGTCATTCTGAGGAGCGCCATTTACACGAAGAATCTCGGTAGTTTCAGCGATAAGATCCATATTACTCGCGAAAGGAGTAGTCCCAGCAACACCTGTTGCACGAGAAGCGCCTTGATAAGCAGCGTTAGCTAGATCATTCTCTACTTCATTAGTAAGGGTACGCATTGCCTGAGCAATCTGATCCCCATAAATAGTTTCAAAACCAGCACCATTATTAACAGATACGATCTCTTCACCCGTCCACGGGATTTGAACAGAACGAGCTTTATCAATGGTCATAGTCTTACTATCTACTACCTGATCTGTCCCCTCGGGAATAGTCATAGCGGCGGTGATATCGCCAGCAGTAGCGGCACGAGTACTGTGCGAGCGTACAGTATCATTTACTGCGACACGGGCTGTCTCTGCGTTTACGGTAGCTGACGGGATGAAACCCACAACTTCACGACCTACGGTATCTGCTGCACGGTAAATATCCGCTGCCAAATTTGTTAATGTATTCATTAGATTTTCCTTAAATATTATAAATAGTTTATGAACACCTAAGAGTGTCCCCATAACCGAAAATTATCTCGCTCTGCGAAAATGATTATGTAACACTGTTACATTTAACTATATTTATATCACCTAAAAACATAAGTGTCAAGAAAAAAGAAACGGCTCGTACCTTTATCGCTGTGGGGTTAGCGTTCCGGCTTGTGATTTTTGACTAGATAATAGTATCACCCTCTTTTTTCTTCTGTTCTTTTTGCGCCTGCTTTTTATCTTTGTCCGCCTTGTCGTCCAAGTGCTCGTCCTCATCACCAAGTGCGAAGTTCAGATTGAGCTTAACCGTTACGGTACTTTCAAGCTCCGCCCAATCGACCGCCATCTGCAAAGCATTAGTCATTAAGACCTCCACCCTATGGATGGCTAAAACTAAACTTGATAGCTCTGCATTGCGTTTAAGCGCAAGAGCTTCAAAACTCTCAACACCTTTACGCTGTCCTGATATAAGTTGCACCCCAAGAGCCGCCATCATCTCTGACTTCTCCCGAATAGCGGATTCAAGTGAGGCTAAACCCTGCCCTGTAAACTCTAAGAAACCGACCTTAGCTTTCTCGTTTGGTATAGCCCAAGCTGTTTCAGCACCTAAACGAATATCTCCAACATCTTTAACGCCAATAACATAGGGTGTAGGCAAGGCGGTAAAGTGTCTACCGTGTTCCAAGTCAGCACTAGAGCGGTAATGCGATAAATTCATATCAACCAGAGGCATAAGCGGTGGAATCTCAGGAGTAAGGTTCAAACCATCCAGTGAAGAGCCTAAGAACATCATACTTGATAAAGGCGCACCTCTTTTAGTTGGTATTGCGACTTCTGACCGCACCCACTCACTTCTATTATATTTATTGAGCAATTTTCGCCATATATACACCTCGTAAATACCGTCTACCGTTGTTAGTTCCCTATATTGAGTCTCATATTTTACCTCGTAAGGTTTCTCAGGGTTCTTAACTTGATACTGCTCTTTCAAGATTATGAAATTATCTGACCAGTTAGTGATCTGCTCGGTTTTATACCCCGACAAGTATGGAAAATCCCCATTGTGGTCAACCAAAATACCCTGCCTACCTGTTAGAAGCTGCTCGGTAAGTAGGTAATTTATAAATCCCTTTGTGGAGATCCCCGTACCGGTAATATCCTCTAGCATATCATCAGGAACACCGGTAATAACAGGCTCAATGTGCATAGAAGTACCGACCATACCATCTACTGTTTTACCGATACCGTTAAAAAATGGCGCTCGGGTTAAATAAGCGTTGTATTCTGCATCAGTCTGACCACCTAATCGGGGTAAATACACCTCTCCACGCTTCTTAACAGCCTCTTCACCTGTGTAAGTATCTCGGCATCTATCCCAAGATTTAATGTAGTTATCATATTGTGGGTGTGTAGAGTTAATCATAAATTAATGCCCTATAGTTTTAGTAGTTTTCATAGTTAGATCCTTAAACTTAATAATTGGAGCTAGTGCGTACCTTAAAGCATCGATGTAATGGTTCCATTTGTCAAGTACAATCGGTAATATATCACCACTCAACCTATCGACCTTATAACTGTAATGTACAAACTCGCTGGCAGTTTGAGGGCATCTAGTGTGGATGTGTATATGGCTGAAACTGCGTATGAACTCAATACCATCTGCGACAGAACCCGACCATTTTGGAGCTGCAACTATATTATACCCTTGCCTCGAAATAAAACTGATACTTTCTGGGCGTGAATTATCGGCACGGATAGTATACTTCTTCGCTCCCGGAATGCTATCAATTATTTTGTGAGTGTGGTCCAGCTCTATACCAACACCACCATCCTCATAATCTATGAAAAGCTCGTTCCCACGAATCCAACACCGCACCAATGCGGTAGGGTCTGCGGAAAAACCCCAATCCATCCCAAAGTAAAAAGTTTCCTGCTTCACTGGGGTCTCAAAGTCACTAATCGTAAACTTATCCTTAAATATCTGCGCTTCGGTAGTCTTAGCGCACTCCCCCTCCCAAACATTTAGGTATTTTTGGTAGTCCTGCTCTTTATCGTACTGCATATCAGAGAGCATTTCTTTACTGAAGAATGGGTTATCCTTATGACTGACCTTAACAACAAAAGAATCAGGTCTGCGGTTAAGAACGAACCTACTATAGGTTGGGTCAGTCTCTAGGTCAGGATTAAAGCTCACCCAAATCTCAGAACCCTCTTTACGAATAGTGGGGATCAAAAAGTCCCAACTATCTGCGGTAACTTTTTGAGCCTCTTCAACCCAAGCATAGTCAGCACCCTCAAAGGATTTAATCTGCTGCGGATCGTGCCTTAGTCCAAAGAACACAAATTCAGTACCATTAACTCCTATAATACGGTCACGCTGTATCTTGTATCGAGTAGATAACCCCAAACGTTCAATCTGAGTAGCTAGTAACTTATGTACCGACTCTTTAATTGAGTGCTGCATTTCACGGCAGCAGAGAACACGAATCGGTTTCTGTACCCCTTTAAGTAACAGCACGATAGCGAACGCCCAAGATTTTGCCCCACCTCGTCCTCCATAATATATCTTATACCGCTTTTTCTGATATAAATATTTGAACTTAGCAGGAACCTTTATATTCTGAACGCCTTTAGGCATCAGAGACTTTACCACCCTCCATTGCGAAGGTGCTACGGTCAACCTGACTCATTGCGTCAAACGCTTTACGGGTGATCTGCTTTTCACCGCCTTTACCTGAACCTGAATCGTGTTGAGAACCTGAACCACTTGACTTCTCGAATAGGTGTGGCGCTGACTTCGTTAAGTCCGAAACCCAGTCTTTCATACTAATTGGCGTGGTCGATCCAGCCTTAACCAAAGTGTTACCGGCTGAATCAACAGCAGTTGGAGTACCGTCTTTCAACCTAAACACGGATTTAGCTCTTAACACAACATCATCAAGCGCACCGCTCAATACACCGGCAGTAACAGCAGTATCTTTAATGGCGCCATCAACAAGTAGAACTTCTAACTTACGATTAAGCTCGTTATTACTGCCCTCCAAAGTGCTATAAGCCTTTGCGTTCTCAGCTTGGATATCCTTGACTTTACGAGCCACTAGCTCATCTATCTTACCTGCGTCAAACATATCTTTATCAGCGCCATCACTCTGCGCTTTAAGCATCTTCTTATACTCATCCACATCTATGCCATCAAATTTAGTCTTTAAACCCTCAAAGTCTTTCATCAGGGTGACGTTATTGGTTCTAAACTCGTCAACTTTAGCTTTTAAACTAGCTTCCATTGCGTCAAACTTTTCTTTAGTGTATTCCATACGCTTTTAATCTCCGATTAATGTTAGTTGAGGAGCCATAATACTATACAGTTTTCAAAGTGTCAACACCACCAGGTACTGGATTGTTCAAAAAAAAACGCGGCTATTACCTTTATCGCTGTGGAATTGGTGTTCCGGCTTGTGATTTTTGACGTGCAAGAGAAA